CCCTCCCCTTGGAGATTAAAATCTCGACTGCCCGCCGGACGTACGCAGTCTTAATATTGTCGGTTGCGCTCTCGTAATCAAACGAAAGCCAATCACGGTTCTGCTGATGCTCAATCAGCTGGCGGAGCCTCTGTTCGGTAGGCGAACCGACCAAAAGCCAACCCCTTCTCTTGAGAAAGGAATAAAGGGAATGGTGGAGCGGAGTCAGTACGGAAACGTTGTATGAACTATACATCGTAACTACGCGTGGCTTTCCACTACTATAAACCAATTCGAGTCGACAGTCCTCGTTAAAGGGCTCCTCGACCCAATTGCCACCCTCCTTCCGACGCGCGGCAAATGCGCCGTGCCCATTAGGGATATAGGGCACTTTCTTTGTGTTCCAGCCGTCCGGGACATTCGCAGCAAAAGACGTCGCGAAACGTTCTAATGCCGATTCCTCGACGGACACGGGGCTGGACCTCGCTCTCCTAAAGTCATCCAATCGCCTCTTCTGCAGGTTTTCGCAAAAGGTGCACGGTTGGACCTCTGCTTTCGCAGCGGTCTTGATGGATAACTCCTGAACAAGAGTAAGTTCAGGAGGGAACATTGATCGTACACTGGCGCGGAGCGACCCGCACACAATGCCCGAAGGTGGCTTACAAATAGCCTTCAAAGACTGGTCCTCGGCCAGAAGCCTCACAATCTTTTGCACCTTCCTTCGTAAATCGTCTGACCGGGCGCAGCAGTCGACGCGACGTTCCTTCCGGGACTTGGATCCCAGAACGGAGAAACGATTCTCTGGTTCCGTGGGTTCGAGATCAACCCAGAACGGCACTGTCGCTTTGGAGCGGGGCCCAGTGCCAAACCTCCACCGGCGTTCTGCTTTGGTAAAGCGGCGAACGTGTCCGCTTTTTGTCTCCGAATGGCCGGTGCTAGCCAAGAGGGTCGCCCCAACCTCTCTATGAGGTGGGTCCCGATCCGCCGCTTCTGCAGCGGTGTTACACGGGCGTTCCGCTTGCGGAGCGTAGGCCTCGAGGACACCGTTGTACTTAGCAAACGGAGACGCAGATGGTTTTTCATTCTCGTTTATACTCTCAGTTGTAACCATCATTATAAACTGTTTTGAGTCCCAGATCTTACG